AGACGGGATTTGTTGCAAAGGTGTTTTGTGCGCCACCAGCAGTGAAACCGTCACCAGAAAGACCAGCAGGACCGAGATCACCCAGAGGGTCACCAGTTCCGCCGAAGCCGGGGAAACCAGCACCAGCAGTGGAACCGTCAACACCACCAGAAGTTCCAGAGAACTGGGTGGCAGCCTCATTGAAGAGTGCTTCGGGACCACCGAGTGGGTGTCCTTCATCAGTGGATCTGTTAACATACTTGGACTTCATCGCAAAGATCAAGCCTGTGGGACCAGACATAGGCTGGACACCACAGATGTCGTATGCAATCAAGTTAGGCATGGAGCGACGAACGAGCGAGATGAGAACGGGATCGAACGCACCAACGCTGGAGAATGCACCATCGGTATTAATGAAGTCACGACCTTGTGCGCCGTTGGGAACGGGAGCGAGGTTCGCTTCTTCACGAAGTGCCTTCTCTTGGTTTTCAAGCAAGATTGCCGTAACATTTCTACGGTAATCATCTTGAATGGGAGCCATTCCTTCGCAATTCAGAACTGGTCCCCACTTATCTTTCAGATTTTCAACAAGCATTTGTTCCATTAGAATCTCCTTCTTGGTTTATGAAACTTTGTTCTTATCGACCGAATTAATTCTGTTCAACATGTTTGTGTATGCAGACATAGAGGGTGACAATTCAACCGATTCATTTAACGCATCTTCTTCGGGGGTGGCATATTCCTCAACGAGAGGGGTTGGCACTTCAGTTTGAGTCTCCTCGTACTGATTAAAGAAGTTTTCTTTAAGTGTGGTAATTTTATCTTGGAATTCCGAAGCGGAGTCGAAGTCAACTTTTTCAGAGAGTTGACGGAATCGTGCCTCTTCGGAAACCGTTAAGTCTTTGGAAGCATCTTGATAGATGGATTCGCATTGTGCTTTGACCAAACCTTTTGACAACTCAACATTCTTTTCAATAGACTCATTGAGTTTGTCCTCAAGGGTTTCAATCTTATCATTAAGATTTTCAACAAGGTCAAGTGATTCTTCCGGCATTGTGACATAGTGAGTTTCAAAAAGTTCTTTCAAACCAACCATGAATGACTCAGTGACAGAGCCACGAATACCAGTATCGATTGCAACTTCATTTTCCTTCATCCACTCTTCAGTGACGTAGGAAAGGTACTCGTCAAGTTTAAGAGCAAGATGCTCTTTTTCTGCTTCAAGTTTTTCTTGGAATTCAGAGTAAAGTTCATCTCTAATTGCATCGACTTGATTTTCGATTGCCGTTTCAAACACTGCTTGGGCAGACATTTTGAAATCATCAGAGAAATCTTCAGAGGAGAATAACTCTTGGAAAGCCTCAATGGATTCCATAGCAGGTTTCTTTTTCTGTCCGGGTGTCATCATCATGCCAGACTCTTCCTCTTCGGATTTAGCCTTTTTAAACTTCATGGTTTGACCGGGAGTTGCGACTTCACTTTCGTCGTAGTATTCTTCCTCATCTTTATACATCTCACCCTCAACTTCGGTTTTGCCACCGGGCTTGACAGGTTTTGCAATTTTGGGTGTAACACCATCGGCAGATTTTGAACCTTCTCCATCGGCAGACATTTCAACGTCTGTGTCATCTCCACCAGAGGCGAGTTTGCTCTTCTTCATTTTCAGCATATCAGCCTCTTGAAGATCCGAGTTTTCGAGAATTTCCTTCGCAGTTTCTAAAGCGTTTTTAAGACTCATTGTTGTCTCCTTAGTCTTTTTTATTTATCTTTCATTATTTTTGAGAGGAAATCCGCGAAAGCATACAACTTTGCTTCCTCAAGATCCGACTTAGACGCACGACGGATATGCTTTTGATGTGCCTCAACGGTTTTCGCAGTAAGAAGACCATTTTCCCACACCCATTCTTTACCTTCCATAATCCCCTGAACAAAAGCATCAGGAGCAGATGGATCGGCTACAATATCAACGGCTGCGAGATTGAAGTCATCTTGAACCTCATTAATGCCATTTTTTTGCTTGAGTGACCCCATGCCTCTAGAGGAAACCCCAATTCGTACACCTTCTTTCACAAGGTCTTTGACGATCTTACCGTAAGGTGTATCAAGAATTTTTGCTTTACCGTAGATGTCGTTACCGTCAACACGAAGTTCTTTAATTAAGTGCGAAACTCTTTCAAGATTCAACTGTGGTCCCTCTGGGTGTCCGAGTTCACCCATCGCACGACCAGTTTTGACATACTCATTATTGTATCGTGTTACCTCATTCATCAATGTTTTCTTTGGGTACACTCGACCATTACGGTTCTTTTGCTCCGCTTGCATGAAGATACCATCAATATGATATTGCTTCTCACCGTTTACTTCTTCGGTGACAAGATTAACATTATCATTGACTTCTGTAATCAGTAACATGGTTTATCCTTATGGTTTGTTCATTGTCGATGCTTTCGGAACATTTCCGTGCTTTCTCTTGTCTTGATTTTTGATAGCCAACTTTTCACGCTTGAGTGCTGCTCGTTCTTGACGACTCATGCGAGGGTTGCCGGAGGCATCAAACATTCCCAAGTGTTGTCGCCTACGTTCAATGTCCTCTTCAACTTCTTCATGCTCTTCTTTCTTCATTGTCGATGCTTTCGGAACATTTCCGTGCTTCCGCTTGTCCTGATTCTTAATCGCCAACTTTTCACGCTTAAGTGCTGCTCGTTCTTGACGACTCATACGAGGGTTACCGGAAGCGTCAAACATTCCCAAGTGTTGTCGCCTACGTTCAATATCCTCGGCAACTTCTTCATCATGTTCTTCTTCACTTTCATTTCGAGGAAGACGTTTTCCAATTCGTCCTAATTTTCTTTTTGCCTTTTTCATGGCATCTCTGTACGCGGAAGTTCCGGGAACTAAGGTTTCATCAATTTCTTCAGATTCCTCTTCTTCCTCATACATCTCTTCTTCTTTTTTACCCTTGAAGTTTTTATCAACATAATTGAAGAACTCTTTTTTATCTTCTTCAGACTTCAGATCACCGGGAGAAGAGATACCAAATTTTTTCATGGCTTTCTTAAAGAAAGTATCATAATCGGTGTCCGCCTCACTAATATTTTGTCCCAATTCAAGGGCAACAATGTCTCTTCTTTCGATGAGGGCATCAGATACTTTTGAATTCATTGTGGACTCAAGCATTTCTTGTGCATCATTCAGTTTTCTATCAGAAATTGAATTGATAATTGCTTGACAAACTTCTAAATTATAATCGGTCATAAGATATCCCTTTTGATCCTTTCTTGAAAATAGTGCAGCATATCAGAGGCAGATTCCTGTGACTTACTGAGTTTATCCTCAAAGTTATCCTTATTCTTTTTATTTAGCCGAGAGTGGATTTCAAGCAGGTCACTGACCTCAGAATAATCCAAAAAACTCACGCTTGCATCCTCATGGACGAGTACGATACCATTCTCATCCGAATTTTTTAAGGACTCCACCGTGGCTTCCATACCCTCAAACTCTTCCTGCATTTCAGCCTCTTTAGCGAGTCTTTTTTGTTGCTTTGCTTGTAATTTTAAAATTTTCTTAGTCTCACGCTCTGCTTGTTCGGGTGTCATAAATGTGTCTAGTTTTTGTGGACCCTTACCATCATCAACATAAACAACGACCGGAGCAGAAACTCCCGAACCTACTTTTTTAAGAGTAACAATTTTATCCTTATATGGGAAAGTTCTTAAAAATAACTCTCCTTTCGGACGCATCGCGTCTGCTTGAGTATCAATTAACTCAAGATTTTTTTGAGCCAATGCAAGATCAATTTCTCCCATTTCGGCTTCCATTTCTTCTTGCTCTGGTGTCAACTCTTGAGGTTCAGCGGCTTCTTCTTTCAACTGAACTTTTCTTTGATTAATTTGTGAGTGGGCTTTTTCTGCCATGATTGATGTAAGATATGATTTCACAATATCTCTATTGTCCTCGCCAAGTAAATCAAAGATAAGTTTTGAATCTGACACTAGAACCCCTCTCTTGATTTGTCAGGCAACAAACCATTTTCTCTTTCAGTAGAAATTTGTTTGTCCATAGTAATTATATCAACCTCACTTTGTCGAAGAATGTTTCTGCGAACCCATTCTCTTGAGTAATAATCACCAATATGATCATTGATCTCTCTCAAAACATCAAGACGTTCTTTAAGAATTTCATATTCTTTGCTCTCTGTAAAATACGAATCTGAAACATATTCAAATCTTAAATCTTGTTGAAGATTGTACCACTCAGTTTCTTTAATGATTCCCTTAAGAATACATTGTGCGCGGAGAGCGTTAAGGAAGAGAAGATTAAATTTGTTTCTTAGCCTACTGATAAACTTTTGAAAGTTAAGTTCATCACGACTAATTTCAGAGGCACGACCCATGTTGAACCCAGTATCAGACTCCAAGCGAGACAGTGGAATATTTAAAGACTTGTATAATTTTTTCTCAAAATACAGGACATCTTCCATTTCACCCAAGTTTTCACCACCCGGTAGTGATGAAACTTCTGTGCCTTTACCACCTTCACGACGAGGGAACCAGTAGTCCTCTAACATGTTCATAAACTTACGATCATCTCTGAGTTCACCTGTGTTTGCATCATACACAAGTTTGTTACGATAACGATTCATAAGACCTTGAACATATTGCTCGGCTTTATTTTTAGGAAGAGAACCGACATCAACGTAAAAGATTCTTCGTTCAGGCGCACGAGAAAGTCGATAGATCACGGTGGCATCTTCGACCATTCTTAATTGATTCAACGGTTTA